GATCTTCCCAAGCTCCCCGGAAGTCTTCTCTCTTGCAGGGGAACTCCTCACAGATGGGCCAAACGTTGACCTTCCAAGCACCTGACTCGATGGCTTCATACACGATGTCAGTCTTGTTGAACGGAGTCCCATTCAGGATCATCTTCCGTCTTGTCGGGTGCAGAGCATACTGGACACCAGAGTAGACGGTATCCTTGATGGCCTGCATGGCAGTCTGAGACTTCGAGTCAGCATCAGAAACCAAGTCGTCCATGACAGCGATCACAGGACGTTGGTTGAAGATCTTGGTTCCCCGGATACCTGACTTGGCACCGAACATCTTGACCCCAAACATGTGGCCACGACGGTTCTTGAACTCCAAGTAGTTCTCTGTGAAGCGAGCTTCAGGCACCCAATACTGCATGAATTCTGAGTTGTTATACCGGAATTCAATGGAGTTTCTGGCTGACTTTACCCCGTTGTCCATGGAGTCGGAGATATAGAGCATACCTGAGACTTCACCAAAGTTGGGAAGCCTTCCAAAGACGCTCAAATAGAGAGTGAAATACTCCATGAAGAGTGTCGTCTTGGCTGTGCCTCGGGCACAGAGGTTGGCAATCTTCTCATCCTTGGTTTGGAGCTTGTCCAACATGACCAAGTGCATGACTGGAGTCTTGTTTTCTTCACCCTTGTTGCCGTTCACCAGCTTGATGAAGTTCAGAAACTGAAGGGAAAACTCACTGGGGACATACCCCCCACTACGGTTGAGAATGCCAAAGTCCACCTCATTGAGGTAGTCATCAACCGTCTTCCGCTTCTGAAACTCTTCATCTGGGTTGATCATGGATTGATCACTTTCATGGGCATGGCAGCAATGTCCTGAGCAGTGACATCAGGATGATGCTCAATCAGATTCAGTTGAGCTTGGCTCATACGACGAAGACTCTCTTCCAGAGCTTGCATCCCGTCGTTCACAGCAATGTCGATCTTCAGTTCAGACTTGTGGACATCAGGCTTCTTGAGATGAGTCAGAAGACTGTTCGCTGCTGCTGTTCTGTCTCTTGGGTTGATGTCAGGATCTGTCATGATCTCAAACTGAGTCTGAAGAGCAGCTTGAAACATGTCCTGATTCAAGATCCAAGTAGGGATGATGGCTCGTTCCATGATCTTGGTAACGAGAACACCCTTGTTGTAGGCCGTGATGATGGAAGCGATGTCTTTCTGGGGTTTCCCAGCAGCAACCATCGCAGCATAACGATCAGGGAAAGTTGCCTTGTAGGCATCTTGGTTGGTCTTTCCCATGACCTTGTAGCTGACATACATGATCGCTTGGACGTAATCTCCAAGCCTGAACTTGCCTTCCATGAGGACTTGAGAGAACGAAATGAAGTTCTCCCGGATATATCGTGCCTCCTCTGGATCCTTGGACAGCGCATTCAACTGATTCACCATGTCTTGGGTGACGTTGTTGCGATTTCCCGGAGGTAGGGCGCTCTTGACCTGTTCCAGAGTCAGCATTGATTGATTACCTCATCCTATGTTAAGGCAGTGTCAAAGTTGGCTATAACCGAAATCTGGATAGGAAAGCAACATGCCCTCATGCTCCACCAACTATGTCTGCACTCCCGTCTGGTATGATTCTTCAGATACAGACGTGATTGCCTATGCGGCTGGTCCTCACGCTGTTGACCTGAATGTCACCTGTTTTGTTGGAACTGGAGATGTGCAGTTCCAAGTCAAAGATCCAGATGGCAACTGGTTTACTCCTTCAGAAGCCTCTTACACGGTGGTTGACTCCAACCTTGTGAGACTTCCAAGAGCAAACATGCCTGACATTCGGATTCTGGCCACGGGAAATGCGAAGTTCTCGGTTGAAGGTTCTCTTCGCTGAACCAAGAAGAGGAACTGACTGATGCCGACTACAGTCACCCAAGAAGTCTATGAGATCCGCTCGATCTCTCCGGTGCATATCAATCCCTCAATCATGGAGGGAACCCAGCAATACAGCTCCATTTTGGGCAAAAAGAGAGCTGTTTCACTGGAGAGATATGCACCTATTTTCCTTACAGCTCCGACACTTACTGGAGATCCGGGTATTCCCTCTACCCTGTTCTGTTCTCCCGGTGCTGTGGATGCAGCTCCTTCAGCCAAACGCCACTATCAGTGGTATGTGGATGGTGTTCCTGATCAGGAAGGAGATGGAGATGCTTTTGCATACTTCCTGACCGATCCTTCCATGGATGCCAAGGAAATCACCTGCAAAGTTACTGCCACCAACAGAATTGGAAGTGCTGATGCCATGAGCAATGGTATCGTCGTCTCCATGATTGAACCTGTTGTGGCTGGTTCCTTTGGACACATGGCCATCACAGGTATCGGTGCATCTGACCATCTCACTGTTTTCATGGATCAGATCGCTGTCACCACAGGTATGTGGGTGGATGAATTTATCACCACTTTCGAGTGTGATGCCTTTGCAGTGACTGGGATTGGTGTGGAAGACCACATCGGTATCCCATTCTATGACATCTACGGTGTGACTTCTTACGCACTTCTGGATGACATCACCATCTCGAACAATGGTGCTGAAACAGGGATCACAGGTTGGAACGTGACTCAAGGAACTCTTCGTTCTGTTCTCAGCACAACACCTTCTGGTGGTGGAAACTACGTCTTCATGGGTGCTGGGGTCACTTCAACAGACACAAGAGCTGATCGAACGGTCAACATCAGCAGCAGTTACCATGATGAGATCGACACTGGTGATTGCACCATGGCTATCAGTTTCAATGCCTGCCAGAATGCTTCTGCTGGTGGTGATCTCATGCAGATCACTTACTCCTACCTGAGTGCAGGAGATGTGGTTCTGGAGACTGTGGACTTCTTTGGTGTCTTTGAACCAATTGAGAAGAGAACTACGAACATCTGGGGCTACTATGTTTCGGCTGCTCATGCTGTCCCAGTTGGAACCAGAAAAGTGAAGATCGACATCTTCATTGACGGAATCAACCGGACAACTGGCAGCAATTGCCAGATCGACCAGATTTCTCTACAACTCTACCAGCCTGTGGCTTGAGAAAAGGACTGAACCCATGCCCAAGATTCTGTTCGCATCGAACAACATCAGCCACTTTCCGGGTTCAATTCCGGGTTCTGCGGCTGGAACTTTTGACCCTCTTCGTGTGCCCTATGCAGTGCTGATGACTAACTATCAGCTTCTGACTGCTCCTGACTTTGTGGCAGCTACTGGAGACACTACTTGGTTCCACTTCAGAACCTACTCTGATGGAAATGGATACAACATCCCTACTGGAGCAACTGGTATCCTGTTCCAATGTCAGGATTCTCTGAACAGAAACCTCATGCGACTGACTCGTCAAACCAGTGTTTACACTCAGGGCCTTGTTCTGACTGTGTTCAATGGCACTACGACAATCACTGCGAACTCCACCATTCCGATGACCCAGAGCAAGATGAATTTCATCGACATTTCTCTGCGGATCACACCTGTTCTGATCAGAGCTGATCTCTACATCAATGGGGCACTGGCTTGTTTTGCCTCATTCGGCTCAAACCCGAACAGCCTGACCAATCCTATCCGTTTCTCTTTGGGTTGCTCTCACACTGAGTCACTCACTCTGGGACAAAGCTTCTCGGAAATCATCGTTGCTGATGGGGATACCCGGAATGCTCGACTGAATTTCCTGCGTCCTGTGACTGGTGGTGCATTCTCCCAATGGGATGGTGATCTGGCTTCTCTGGGTGATGATGACCCGACGACTGGTCTCTACACCAAGGTTGCAAATGAACGTCACTCTGCTGGTCTTTCGACCTACAATGGTGCCCAGAATCTGAGCAACCTTGTGAGTGTGTCACAGACGACTCGTGGTCTGAATTCTCCGAGCAAGATCAAGCACTTCATCCGTCAGGGTGGGGTCAACTACGACAGCCCCAACATCAACCTTCCGTTCAGTCTCCAATACAACCTGTATGACCTCCCTCTGAACCCGGCTACAGGTATGCCTTGGACCTCTTCGGATCTTTCTTCGCTTGAAGTGGGGGTTCTTTCCGTGGCATGATGCTCTTGCCGTAGGAAGGAATGAAAGGAGGTGACTCCTTATCTTGGAAAAGGCCCCCTTGATTGGGGGTCTTTTTCATTCTATAGGCGCTTTTGACAGGGTAGCTCAGCGGTAGAGCAGGAGGCTCATAACCTCATTGTCGATGGTTCGAATCCATCCCACTGTCACCAAAATTCGGGCTTGTCCTTCGGGAAGGTGATCTCCTTTGCACGGAGATTGTGAGGGTTCAACTCCCTACAGGTCCACCAGATTGCGGGTAAGCATATGGTATGCGTCGGGCCTTCCAAGCCCTGAGTAGAACGAGTTCGATTCTCGTTACCCGCTCCAAGAACGGAAGAGTGGCCGAGTGGCTTAAGGCAGCAGTCTTGAGGACATCATGAAAATCGGAAACTTGGGCGAACTGGCTGTAGCCAAAGAGTTTGCTCGCAAAGGGTATGAAATCTACATGCCCGTAGGCGACAACGCGACGCATGATCTTTTGGTCGCCAAAGACGCAAAAATCTCCCGAGTCGAGGTCAAATCTACTTCAGTGATTCGTGGTGCTGGTTATGTAGTCCAGATCAAAAAGGTCCGTTCCAACAAAACCAAGTCCAAAATCACAGGCTTTGACAACAGCTTGGTTGATATTCTAGCTGTTTACATTGTGCCTGAAGATCGTGTAGTTCTGTTTGACGCGAAGACAGTTGATGTCAAATCGACTTTGACTGTTTACTGAATGGATAGGTGGCCGAGCGGTTGATGGCTCTGGTCTTGAAAACCAGCGAGGAGTAATCCTCCGTGAGTTCGAATCTCACCCTATCCGCCAGTAAACTGAAGAACCGAAAGGTTCCGTGAGTTCGAATCCTACCTCTTCCGCCAAATACCTCTTGATTCTGGTTCTCTAAGCAAGTAGAGCCAAAATCATGAAAACACAAAGTCATCAGTGGAATCCGACCTATAGACCAATCATCTGATTGGGTGGGTCTGCACGACTCGCCCTAAGATACGGGCTAGAGTCGAAGATGATGACCAAGGACATCCCTCTATCCCACAATCTCCCTGTAGCGCAGTCAGGTCAGCGCGTCTGGTTTGGGTCCAGAATGTCGTAGGTTCGAATCCTACCGGGGAGACCAATGCCGCCTTAGCTCAGATGGTAGAGCAACTGCCTTGTAAGCAGAAGGTCGTGGGTTCGATCCCTACAGGCGGCACCATTCCTCTTCTGATACCCAAGTAGGACAGCGGTAGTCCAACAGACTGTTAATCTGGGTGTCGCAGGTTCGATCCCTGCCTTGGGTGCCATAAGAGGAATGTCATGGGGGGTTCGTCCAATGGTAGGGCCTTGGCTTCCAAACCCAATGATCAGAGTTCGATTCTCTGGCCCCCTGCCAAGTTTCCGTGGAGTAGCTCAGTTGGTAGAGCAGGGGTTGGGGTGTTCTAAGTTTCATGTTAAGGCTCCGTATCGGAACTGTCTTCTAAACAGTAGCACCGTAATGGATCAATGGAGGTTCGAATCCTCTCGGAGTCGCCATGAAACTCAGACGAATCACCAACAACATTGTTGTAGATCCTGATACTCAATGCTGGAATTGGATCAAATCTTGTTCCAGCTCAGGCTATGGTCAGCTTACTGAAAATGGAAAATACTGGAATACCCATGTGTATTCATGGGTCTTGCATAATGGTCCATTACCTGCTGGCCACCTTGTCAGACACTCTTGCCATAACAAGAAGTGCTGCAATCCCGCTCATCTTCAGTCTGGGACTCATCAAGACAACTGGAAAGATTCAGAAAAAATTCACACAGAAGTCTCAACCAAACGTAGAGCCATGTGGTCTGTGTATGGTAAAGACTACCAAACCTGTCGTGAAGCAGTAGACCAAACCGGAATTTCTATGGCTTCGATCATCAAGTTCACCAAACAAGGAGTGTTTGATGAAAAAGCTTATGAAGCCGGATGTCGCAAAGGCAGGCGTCGATAGACACACACTTTCAGCACATGGAAGCATCCTTCTCAACAGGAAGCTTGGGGGTAAATTTCCCCATCTGACAGTCTGTGCTGAGGCTTGGATCCTTGACTACAAGATGAGGATCTTTCTTTTGGATCTCCTGATGTGGCTTCTCTTCAGAGAGTGTAACCACTGTCAGAACCAATACCTCAGATATGGAAGGAACCAAAATGCCATACGAAATGACGTGGGATGAGTTCAAACCAGATGGCTACTCAGGTAGCGACTGGCATGATGGACCCATCATCACTCCCCCTGAACCAAGGAAGAAACCAGATGAACGACTACGAGATGATGAACCAAAGAGTGGACCAGCTCCGGGAGGAACTGGATCGCCTCAACAAAAAGAAGGCCAACATCCAAGAGCTGTTTGACGATGTGATGGTCGAACTTCTCGACACCCGTCGTCAGATCACACGGGAGGATATTCGAAGAAACACCCCTCTTGAGGGAGAATCTTCACCTGCTCCTTGTGATCTGGACTTCATCCACTGAGAAAAGGGTGAAAAATAGGTGGAATCTTGCAAAGATTTCCCAGTCTGTCGAAGATTCCACCATCCAGACCCCCTTTCTTTCGAAGAATCTTCGAACATTCCACCAGATCTTCGAAGAATCTTGCGTCTGGAAAACTTGACAGACTTCTCCAAAAATCCGATCAACGAAGCAGGCCCCGCCGGGGTCAAGGGGGCAAGCTTGGTCGAACTATGTCTGTAAACAGACCATTGCTTTTGGCCTGAACCGACCCCCGGCCAAAAGGGAAAAGGAACCCCCAATGACGTATTCTCTCGACATCCAGAACCCCGGTGACTGGCTTTATGACACCTCATATCTCTGCAAATGCAGAGAATGTGGAGAGAGGTTCTTCGGCCCCAAGAGAGCTTCCAAATGTTGGACTCATGAGTCTGAAACCATGAAGGAAGCTTGGGTCGCATCCCATCAGGAACCCATGAATCCTCCTCTGGAACCTACCCAAATGGAGTTTCCATTTGCTCGGTTTCCATCCTCGGGTCATTCAGACTAATCCTCCTCCTCAGACTCCGCCCTTCGGGCTACGTCTTCGTCGTCGTCATAGTCTTCATTCCCCTCGGAAATCCGGGGAATAGACTAGACAAACTGGATTTTGCTTAGTCCAGATTTGACCCTTAAGGGCCTGAAAAATTTGCAAATTTTTGGGGAATTTAGATAGGGATAGAGAAGGTTGTCCTCCTTTAAGGGGACAGTTTTAGCCCAAATTTTGGCACCCCCCTCATCAGACTAGAGAAGGTTGCTCCCCTCCCCTATCCTGATACCTACACTTTGTAAGACCACCCCCCCGTCATTCCTACCCTACACTTCATGTGCCCCCCGTCTCTTACACTCATAGGGACACTCCCTGTCGCTACGCTACCTACACTCACCTCGCTGCGCTCATCATGAGGGTAATCCTGCCCTCATTCATACCTATGCAAGGGGTATCACACCATGTCCGTCCTTCGTTCCCTGTCCAACGCTCTCATCACCACCTTCGACACTGTGGGTGATGTGGGCAGTGCCATCCAGAAATCCGTTGGTATGGCAACCAACTACATCGACCGTGCTGCAACTTCCGCTGACATCGTTGGTCTCGACTCCACCATCCTCGCCACCACGTTGGAACTGGAGAAGATCCAGTCCGAACTGGAGGGCAACGTGAAGCGTCAGGCCCTCTTCGACGAGGTGTCCAAGCGGTTCAAGAAGTGAACTTTTCCTACCTCAGTGAGCCGAAAGGCGATCTGGGGTAGGTCGCTTCATCCACGAAGCTACCCGAAGGCCGTAGGCCGGAGGGTAGCGAAGTGTGTCCATAGATAGCAACCAAGGAGGTTCTCATGCTGTCTGACAACATCATCGAGCGTCAACAGGCTCTCGCTCAACTCATGGACCTCAACTTGGGGTCACTGTTCTACCTCGCAGTGATTGCCTTGGGCATCATCTGCTGGTGGATTAAGGAGTGGATCTGATGGGCAAATCTGATCGCTTCCCTAAACTTCGGCCTCAACTAGGGCCGACCAACCTTCGTGGGCTGACGCTCTACCAGCTCTACAAGCGTCAGGAGACCAATGACCGCAATATGGCTCTCCTGAAAAGGTGGCTGGATGACATCCAAGATCCTGTCACCTATGAGACGTGGAAGGAATTCGATGACCTTCGCAAGCGTCTGAACCGGGCCATCTTCATCAAGAGACTGAAGCTTCGGCTTCTCTCTTTGGTTGGTCTCAACTGAATCTGGCCACCACCAACTGAACCGTAGGAGTCGCTGCGCTCCTTTTGGCAATCATGCCACAACTAGCCCAATCTAGGGCTGTGAATCTCCGTGAAAGGATCACAAAATGTCTATCGTTTCCAAGGCTTCCAAGGCCATCTCGACCACCGCTGCTCGTCGGAACAACGAGTCGGAGAACGACGAGTTCGCCGGTTTCTGGATCAACGCTGGCGTCTACATGGGCACCGACGAGAAGTTCGTTCGTCTGCCCCGTGGGATCGCTGTCTCGGACCTGAAGGTTCGCAAGATCTACGAGACCATGGACCCGGAATTCGCCGCTCAGGTGGAGACCATGAACGAGGTCATCCTCGCCATCCAAGAGGCGTGCCTGACCGCCAACAACGGCAAGCCGCTGGCTGAAGGCGAGTCGATCCCGGTCGAACTGAGCCTGCGTCTCTACCGTCGTCAGGAAGAGGCCGAGGTCCAGCGTGATGCTGAGACGGCTTCGAGCGTCCGCAAGGCGCTGTTCCCGACCCTCCAGAAGAAGGCTGCTGTCGCTCCCAAGGAGGAGCCTGCGACCAACTGATCCTATCTGGATCGAGTTCTCCCTCAACCCAACTTGGGTTGGGGGAGTTCTTTTTTGAAGTTCCACCTCTTTCGACTTTTTTAGCCAAATAGTCAGCTCCAGATAGCTTGTAATCTGTTCCTCGCTGCGCTCGTTTTGGTCTCAACTTCAGATCACCAACAACGTGAACTCAAATCTGAACTTTAGTGAGGCTTTTGACTGGATTCACACGAGAGGATAACCATGCTCACAGCAGATCAACGACAAATGATCCAGAATCTGAAACGACTGAGCCAGAATGCCAAAAAGGCTCCTTGGCATCTGGGTGGTCATCCGGGTCGTGATGGCAAGCAAGTCTACAAACTGGCTCGCCCTGAAGAAGAACTCATCATCCTCATGAGGAACTCTGTGGATGAGCTGATCTGGATCATCGAAACCCATGTCAAATAATCCGATCACAATCTGGCTCCATGAACCCACTCTGATGATGTGGAAACTGGAGTGCTTTCCCAACAGAAAGATCGAGTTCATGAAGAAACTCAGAGCTTTCCACGCAGTCCACCATGAGTCTCTCCCTTTGAGTCATGCAAGGATTCTGATGGAATTCTACTGGGAACAATGGAGCAAGGAATGAAAGCAAATGATGCAAGGAGAGACAGAATGAAGCTTCCGACCAAAGAGACCCAGAAGGATCTGGAGGATCTCTACAACAAGTTCCAACTGATGAAGATCCTCCGGGAGGAATTCGAGACCATCGTGGATCCCATCCCTCTCAGTGAAAAGGGTGTGGAGCCTCAGATGGCCATTGATGCTCTCTGCCAGATGTATCTCCATCGTCAGGCAGATCCTGCGACTCTAGTTGGAATCCTCAGCCCCAAGTATGGTGAACCCCAAGTAGTAGCTGACAAGCTGCTAATCCTCGTGGAAATGGACTTCTTCGACTTCAATGAAGATCTGGATCGCTTCACTGTGACCTATGATCTCTCCGATGATGTCAAGGAAATGCTGGATCGCTTCCAGTTTCCTCTTCCCATGGTGGTTCAGCCTCTGCCCATCAAAGACAACTTCGACACTGGCTACCTTGGAATGAGAGGTCTTCTGGTCCTCAATGGATCTGAATACTTCGAAGACAAGGATCTGTGTCTGGATCACCTGAACAGAGCCAATCGTGTGGCTCTTGCCATGAACTTCGATGTCATCAACTCGGATCAAGGCAAGTTCGTGAAACCTGTTCGTCAGGTGGGTGAAGATTTTGATGAGTATCGCAAGAGACTCAAACAGGCAGAGCAGTTCTACCAGACCTCGATCACCGTCATGGAGCAAATCAACCAGCTCAGTGATGAGATCTACCTCACCCACAGATACGACCGTCGTGGTCGTGTCTATGCCTCTGGCTACCACATCAACTCTCAAGGTGATGACTACAGGAAAGCTGTTCTCACCTTGGCCAACAAGGAAGTGCTGAAATGATTGAGAAGAAACTGGGCAAAATCAACCGAGTCAAGTTTGGCTCTGGTGGATACGATGATGCCATGTTCGGAATCACCTTCGAACTTGGTGGTCAAGACTGGGGCGTCGGAGACTTCTGGGGCACATGGACTGGAGACCCTTCTTCTTATGCCAAGTGGACCAAGGAAGACCAACTGAGGATCCGTGGTGAAACCATGGGAAGGATCATCGACCTCATGCAGAAAGCCAAGGTCAATGACCTGAACAGGCTTCAAGGTGTTCCTGTGGAAATCACCTTCGAATCCATGACCCTCAAGTCTTGGAGAGTCTTGGAGGAAGTTCTGTGATGGAACTCATCATCATCACAGAGACCATCATCATCTTCTCCATGGTTCTCTGGTTCATCAACTACAAGCGAGAAGAAAACCTCCGTCTGAAAAGGAACAAGATCTGGGATGATGAGAACTACCAGAAACAAGTTCACCGTCTAAATGCAATCAGAAACCGGTGTAACAAGTATCTGAATCAGGTTCCTCCCAAACTTCAGACACCTAATCGTCAGATCCTCGTCACCCATGAAGACCTCATCCTGATCTGGGATGGGGCCAACCACGTCCAAGATCATCTGTAAGGAGAAATGAAATGGATGCCATCTACCTGCACAACTGGGACTCGAAGGAAGACATGATTGCTTCCTTTGAGAACGTATACTACAAGGACAAACTGACCCAAGAGCAGAAGGACAAGTATGCTCATGTGGATGTCCTGCTGGCCAGTTATGGCTGTGACAACTACACTGGTGATGCCTTTGTCCTCTTCCGCAACACCAAGGACGGACAGCTCTATGAGAGCCATGGAAGCCACTGCTCCTGCTATGGTCTGGAAAACCAGTGGGGTGAAGAATCCACCACCATCGAGAGTCTTCGGAAGCGTGTGAACAAAGGTTTTCTGGGATCTGATTACTACAGTGGCAACGTGTTCAAGGACGAACTCATCAAGGTTCTCGATGAACTCGAAGGCATCAAGCCCATGGTTCGCTGGGTCAAGGTTCCTGCTCCCGGAGAGATGAGGGGTGAAGGCACTTGGAAGAAATTCAACGATGTCTGGCCCGGTGGAACTCACTGGGATGACCTCGTGGATACCAAGTTCCTTCCCACCAAGGAACTCGCTGAAGGAGAGACTCCCAGTGACTGACAAGAAACCCATCCCATGTGGTGGGTGTGGGGCAACCAAGAACGAAGATCGTTGTCTTGGTTGCTTTCACGACTTCGGAACCCCTGACTCCCAATGGGTTCACAAGTATACCCAACCACCGAAACCAGCGAAGTTCTATTCGCTCGACTGAGGAACAGCCTATGGCTTGGTTCAACAAATACTATCGGTGTCCTTGTGGAACCGAATGGCAAGATGAGTGGGACTGCCTCTGCAATGATCGCTGTCCCTCTTGTGATACTGAGTGTGAACCCTACGATCATGCTGAGATCGACGAGGGTTCACTGACTGGGGATGAAAAAACCATCACCATCCTCCTGATCAGAAAGGATTCCCTGAATGCAGACGGAAGACGATTCTTCAACCTCCCGGAAGACGGGAGTGACCATCGTGATAGGATCTCGGGCACTGACAACACAAGAGATCTCACCTCTTGACAGGAGATTCTTCGCATGGATGGCTTACCTCGTGAATCAATTCCGAGGGAATCCAAGTGCCTGACATCACTGCAAGAGTCGTGCTGATCTTCCAGCATCCCAAATCCAGCGAAGAGAAACCGATCTTTGTTGGAGTGACAATTCCTTGGCTCATGGAGCATGGTCGTCCTCTGACAAAGAATGGAAAAGAGTGGATCTTCCATTCAACTGAAATCATCCAATAGGAGCTTGAGATGAGCGTGAACATCTACCCTGCCCATGTTGTCGAGAAGACCATCAACCATGCTGACAACTGGGATGATGACTCGACCATGAACGTGGCCAATGCCAATTTCTGGTCTCTCGTCGATGAATACAAACTGAACTACATCATCACCAGTGTTCCGGGTCACATCACCCTCAAGGCTCTGGAAACGGCCATGATGATACACCAGTCTCCTCGCTATCATGAGAGACTGAAAAAGCTCTGTGCCCAAGCACATGTGCTGAAGGCTCGTCACATCGCCTTCTCGTGATGACACCCATCAACTTCAACTAGGATGCAAGCCATGTTTGAACAACTGACCCCGATGGAATACCTCCAGTGCGAGATCGCCTGCAAAGCCGACAAGGCTTTCGAGAAAGAGACGTGGAAGAACCGTCTGGAGTTCTTCTCGACTCTGGATCTGAACGACAAGAAGATGATCAAGGCTGCTTCGAACCCCATTGGCCTGAAAGCTACCATTCTGGCTTACCAACAGGCTGTGAAGGGTGAAGCCATTGGCTACATGGTGTCTCTGGATGCCTGCTCCAGTGGCCTTCAGATCCTCTCTCTGCTGGTCTCCTGCGAGAAAAGCTTCGACCTCTGTGGTGGCGTGGCTGACAAGTGTGTGGACTCCTACACCACCATCTATGAAGCCATGCAGCTCAATGGTCGTCTGACTCGGAAAGCTGTGAAGCAAGCCATCATGAC